CGCAACCCGAACCCCGACACGACCGGCCCCGTGTTTTGGAGCGCGTTTCAACACTGCTGTAACATCTGGGGTTTCGGCCTCGCGGAGATTGCCCGCGACGGCGGGGGGCGACCGGCCCGACTCGATTTGATCCACCCGACCATGGCGCGACTCGCCCGCGAGAATGGCGCCTTGACGTTCTACGGCCCGAACGGCGCCGGCGGACAAGTCAAGATCGCGACCGCGGACGCGCTCTTCGTGCCGGGGTTCGGCGACTGCGGGACCGTCGGCTACGCGCTACTCGATGTGGCGCGGTCGACGCTCGGCCTCAACGTGGCCGCCCAACGCTACGGCGCGTCCAGTTTCAAAAACGGAATGAACCCGTCGGGCGCCATCAAACATCCGGGGTTACTCAGCGACACCGCGCGGGAGAACATGCGCGCGAGCTGGCGGGCGCTCTACTCCGGGCCGGACGCCGCCGGCGTGCCGATGATCTTGGAAGAGGGTACACAGTGGGAAGGGTTCGACCTGGCACACAACGAAAAACTCCAACTGGCCGAGTTGTGTGATTTCCTGGTGGATGAGGTGGCGCGCTACTTCAATATCTCGCCGGTGAAGTTGCACAAGCTCGGCCGCGCGACGTGGGGCAATCTCGAAACGCTCAACCGCGACCATGTGATTACGTGTTTGGGGCCTCATATCTCGCGGCGCGACGCCGAGATAGACGCCAAGCTCTTGACCGGCACCGATCGACACTGCCGGCACATCGTCGATCGACTGCTAACGGCCGACACGGGCACGCGCTTCGCCGCCTGGAATTCGGCGATACAGGGGGGATGGATGACCCCGAATGAAGCTAGGGCCAGAGAGGACTTGCCGCCGCTGCCGGGCGGCGACGACCTGTTAATTCCCATGAACATGCAACCCGGCGGCGCCGACCAGGCCGGCGCCGGGAAGGGAGCGCCGAGCGATGGGACCGAACCCGACAAACCAAAACCCGACCCCGGAAGCGCCGGCGACGGATCCGCCGGCGACGGATCCAATCCGCCGGCAGCTACCGGGTAACGTCGCCGGCGACGGCCGCACGCTGCGCGGGTTACTCCCCTACAACGCGCCCGCCAAAATTTCGGAGTTCGGCCGGCGGTTCGTGGAAGTCATCCGGCCGGGCGCGTTCCGGCGGGCGCTTCTCCCCGGCGCCGACGTGATCGCGACGTTCAATCACAACGTCGACCGGATCCTCGGCCGCACCCTTTCCGGGACGCTCACCCTCACCGACTCGGCCGAGGGACTGCGCTACGCGCTCACTCTCCCCGACTCGGCCGCGGACGTCCGGGAACTACTCGCCCGCGGCGACCTGCGGGGTAGTTCGTTCGTGGCGTTCCCGACGCCGGCCGGCGAGAAGTGGGAAGGGGACACCCGCGAATTGCTCGACCTGGTCGCGGTCGAATTGGGGCCGGTCGTGTTTCCCGCTTACCCGACGTCGGCCGCGGTGCTCCGGGCCGGATCCGCGCCGCCGTGCCGCGGCCGGGTGCGGCTCGCGCTCGCGCTCGCGGGACTCATGGAACGCGCGGAATGACACCGGGCGGCTAGATACCGGGCGTGTTCGTCACCCGCTCGGAGTCTCCCCCGTGAACCCACTACAAGCGCTCCGCGAAAAGCGGGCGACCCTACTTGCCGCCGTCAAGGAAATACTCGCCCGCGCCAAGGCTAGGCCCGAGGCCGAACAAGACCTGACCGCCGAGGAGTCGGCACAAGTCGATAAGTTGTATGCCGAGTTCGACGCCGCCGGGAAGCGCCTCGACACGTTGGAACGCCAATCACAACTGGAACGCGCCGAGCAGCAATTACAGGAAGTCACCCGCCGCACGGCCGACCCGGACACCCGGTCGATCGCGACCGGCGACTACCGGCCCGACTACGCCGAGGCCGTTCGCGCCTGGATGTGTCGCAGTCACAACCCGCCGGCCGAGGCCGTTCAACACGCACACCGCGCCGGGTTGAACCTCGCGGCCGGGTGCATCACCATTCGGTTCGCGCGCACGGGCGTTGTTATCGACGTCTACGCCGGCGAACCCGACGACCGGCGCCCGGTCCGCCGCGACGTGCTCACCACCACCGGTTCGAGCGCCATGGTTCAGTGGCGCGAATTCACCGCGGAGTATGACAAGGCGCTGCAGTTCCGCGGGTACGTCTTGAACGTGGTCAAGCGCATCAAAACCGCGACCGGCGTCGGACTCCCCGTGCCCAAAATCGACGACACCGCGAACCGCGGGCGCTGGCTCGCCGAGGGTTCGCCGGCGACGAACACCGACCCGACGCTCGGCAGTTATACGTTGGGCGCGTTCAAGGCCTGTAGTGACAAGGTGCCAATCTCGATCGAGGCGCTACAGGACGACCAGGTGACCATGAACGAGATATTGCCGGGGTTGTTGGGTGAGAGAATCGGCGGACTGTACAACCAGGCCGCGACCAAAGGCGCGGGGACTACCGAACCGTTCGGCCTCACCACCGACGCCGGCAACTCCTCGGTAGTGATCGGCGGGACGAACGCCGCGCCGACGTACTCGTGGGATGACATGCTCAGCCTGAAATACTCCGTTGACTACGCCTACCGTCAGGCGCCGCCGAGTCAGCGGGGGTTCATGATGAGCGATACCCTCTTCGGCAAATACCGGAAGTTGAAAGACACCGCGACGCGCTACTACGCGGATCCCTTCACCAGTGCGCCGGGGACGATCGACGGCGACCCCGTGTTCTTGAATAACGACATGGTATCGACCGGCGTCAACGGGAAGGTGGCACTCTACGGCGACTACGGCCGCTACTGGTGGCGCGACGTGCTCGAAGTCACAATCTACCGTCTCGATCAAATCGCGATGCTCGACGGCAAGATTGTGTTTGTGTCGTTCTCGCGGGCCGACGGGAAGCTTTTGAACGTGGCCGCGGTCAAGTACCTCGGCAACCCGGCGAGCTAAGGGAACGCCGGCGGGTGGCGCCGGGGCCTCGGTGTGCGGGGCCGAGGCCTCGGCGACCGACCAGGCCGGCGCAGCTGCGGCCGGCGACGACCAGGGCCAGCCCGTTGACGACCAGGCCGGCGACCAGGCCGACCATAACCGAGGGTTCCCACCGTGCCGGCAAACTTGGATTACAACGACTGGACGCACGTCGGGAATCACTCGTTTCAGCGCGCGCCGACCGTGCCGGACGGATCATTCGGCGACGCGCAGATATCGACCGCGAACCCCATCACCGCGCCCAAACTGCAACACCAATACGACGTCATCTACTCCCAACTCAACGGCGTGGCCGCGGCCTCGGAACGGAAGGTAGTTCACGTCGCCCGCTCCGCGGGTTCGGTCGCGGCGTTCGAAGCGGGGCCGGTGACGATCGCCGCCGGCGCCGCAACGGTGACGCTCGACCTGCGCAAAAACGGGACGTCCATCCTCACGGGTGTCATCACCCTGACCTCGGCGCACGCCGCTTACAACAAAGTCGCGGGCGCTCTGAACCCGGCGAGTGTGGCGTACGCGCTCGGCGACGTGTTCGAAGTCGTGACCGTGGCGACCGCCGGCGGGGGGACTCTGCCGCAAGGTGTGTTCGCGGATGCGGTTTTCCGGGAAGGTAGCGGGTGAGGGTTCGGTGTGTTTCACGTAACGTGCTTCGCCGCGCCCCTCACTCAGCCCGTGTCCGTCGACGCGCTCCGCGACTTCCTGCGCTTGAACGACAAGAGCGAAGACGCGCAGCTGTCGGAGTTCCTGGCCGCGGCCGTCGACCTCTTCGAAAGTGAATCCGGCCGGGCCGTGCTCTCGGCCCGCTACCGGCAAGACCTGTCGGCGTGGCCGGGCGGACCGATCGTCTTGGGCAAGGGTGGGGTAACGGCCATTACCTCCGTGAACGTGTACCAGGCCGACGGATCCGCGCTGCCGCTCGCGGCCGTGCAATGGTCGGCCGACCTGATGACGCCGCCGGCCCGCGTGTTCGTCGCGTCCGTGCCGGCGCCGATCGCGGGGCCGACCGGAATCCCGGTGTCGCCCGTGGGCAACGTCGAATTTACCGCCGGGTGGGATACGCCGGCGTCGGTGCCGAATGCCGTTCGGGTGGCAATCAAGCAACTTGCCGCGCATTGGTACGAAACCCGCGAAGCGTTCACGGCCTCGGCCTCGGAAATGAAGACGACGCCGAAAGGGTGGGCGCGGGTAGTCGATCGGTACCGCACCGGCGTTTCCGGTCCGTGGGGGCAGTGATGGGAGCGGGCGCCTATCCGACGCGCTTGGAGTGGTCGCGCCGCGTGCGCAAAGAGCCGGACTCGTTCGGCGAGAAGCGCGAGGAGTGGGAAGTACAGGCAATGCTGTGGGGCGCCGTCGGCGATGAGACGGCGTTCCGGGTGACCGAAAAGGAAACCACCGTACAGAGGGTGAGCGCCACCGTGCGAGTCAGGAACTACCCGCCGCTACTCCCCGGCGACCGCCTCGCGGACGCCGGCCGCGGCGTCGAATGGTTCGTGGTCGTGGCGACCCGCGGCGACAACGAGACGTCAGCGGATTGTCAGCGCTGAGTCAGCGGGGGAAACCATGCCGAGCGCTCCGGGGTTCGTGCCGCGGTTCAAG